GCGTTTTAAGCCCGTGAATTATAGTAGCGTGGTGCTTACCGAATATTTCGCCAATTTGCGAAAGGCTAAAGCCGCTAGTTCTAAGTTCGTGGTATAGGTAGGCGCGTTTGTAAATCAATCCGCGATCCCTACACTTGTTTGTTAAGTCGTAAGCTGCTATAAGTTCGTGAATAAGTGCTATTTTGTTTTTCATATTTCCGTTATTTTGAATTTCCCAAGGTTGTAATTTTCCGTAAATAGTAGTTCGGACTTTGCAGCGTACGCCATAGCCTTAGAGTAAAAACGCCAGCTTTGCACGGCTTTAGTTCCGACGTAGTACGTAAGTAGATATTTCATGCTCCGTAAAATTGGTTGATAAATTCGTCTTCTAAGTATTCGTTATTTTGAGCCTCAAAGAAATTTGCTTCAATATTGCCTATCGGTTTTCTTGTGGCTACTTTCCGTTGGCTATTGCGTAAGACCATTTTAAGCGCGTTTCTTAAATGCGTTTCGCTCATTTGGTCTACGTCTATTATTTCGCCGTCGCGCATTTTCCAGTAGTATTTCATAGTTCTTGCATTTTAATTTCACAAATTCGGTTGTAAAGACCCTCGTTAAAGTTTGTCCAAAAGCGGTTTATTTGGTATCGGTTAAATGGGCCAGTCAGGGGTGAAGTCGTCTTCGTTGTATTCGCTGACATAGTCGTCTTCGAAATAGTTGTCTTCGTAAAGTTCAGCAATGCGGTCGTCGCAGTCACGGGTTTGTTTGATAGTAAGCGTTTCATGGTATGTTTTTTTAGTTATTTTATAATTTGAGTAAGCGTCGTAAATTTCTATTTCGTATTCGGCTAGTATTTCTCCGTTAGTTTTTGTGTCGCCCTCATCCCAAAGGGTTACCATTAAGTAAACTAGGTTCTTACCGCTAGCTTTGTAAACTTCAAAGTCTTTAATTTCGGGTGCTATCATCTTATTTGAATTTGTCGTTGTAAACGTGGTTCATGTACTTTGTGTAACTCGTCTTTAGTTCGTACGTGTTTTGCTTGTACGTTTGCGGGTCTGTTGTCGCGTGGTCTAAACGTGGTGGGGTGTTTGTACTTACCAACCAAAAGAAACCAATAAACAAAACTAGGCCTACTAGGATGCTATGCGCTAGGTCTTTTTCGTCTTTGTTAAATGCGCGGTATTCGTTAAAGATTTTCTTCATCTTGTATTGTATCTAATAGGTTATTAATTGCAGCCCATTGCGCCGCTGCGTAGCGTGTTGCCTTGTCATCAGCACCAAAGCGCTGACGCATGTAGAGAAGGTCTTGATACATCTCAGCCTCTTGGCTTCTGATAAGGTCTAAAATTTGTTCTTTGCTCATGGCTTATTTATTTAAGTAGTTGTTAATTTTTGTTATCATTTTTTCGTAAGCGGTAAGCGTGTCTAAATGGCTAAATGTACCAAACATAACTTGTCCGTTTAAATAAGCTACTGCCGTAGTAGCGCCGCCTTCTTGCATTGTTTCTTCAATTTGAAAGCCTTTGTAGTTTAGTGTTGTTTTCATAACGTTGTGGTTTTTGTATATGCAAATATATACACTAATTCGTTATTAACAAAAAAAAGTTGCATTTTTTTAACATTATTTTTAAGATGCTAGTATTTACGTGGGTTACAGACGCAAAATATTTTTAGAAATTTTACACTTTGTAATAGAATAAGGGGTAATTAATGCCCCATTTGTAATAAAGTAAGGGTAACAAAACAAAAAAGCCACCCCGAAAGGTGGCCTAGAACAATTATGAAACGTGTAAAGTTACGTAAAAAAGTATTCGTTTATGCTTTTTCGGTGTTCGTCGTAGTTAAAATGTACAAAGCCCGACTTCCCAAGTTGAAAGTTTGTAGCTACCCAGTTGCTAGACGGGCTAAACGCAGGATAGTTGTAATACTTGAAAACGTCCGAACTTGAGCTATCGAACAAGTATAGGTGGCTATCGCCTTTTTCAAACGTAATATCTAGGCCTTTGTTTACAAGTTGCTTCGTGTTTAGGTAGCCGAGTATTTTGTTTATTTGGTTTGGATCTATTTTCGGTTTGAAACCGTGCTTTAAATTGTGCGTGTCTTTTCCGTGTGTCGTAATAAAACAATAGTTACCAACTAGTTCGTAGTCTATAAACGCCGTTTGGTTGGTTACCTTTACGTGTTTTAAGTCGCGTTCGACGTATGTTTTGAAAGACTGGTTAACGAAGTACGCAAAGTCGCCGCTATGGTTGTCGTTGCAAATGTTACGCACGTGAATAGTTTTGTAGAAGGGTGCAAGGTATTGCAGTAACAAGGTCTTAAACTGAAAACCAACGTCAAACGCTTTTTGATTGCTCATGTTTTGGGGTAACGCGTGGCCGCCTCTAGTCGTTTGAGCGTTAAACCCGTCTAGGTAGTCGCCGAGATCCAGAATGTAAAGCGTGTCGCTGTTCTGTTTTTCTAGCGTGTAGCTTATCATTTGCTCTAATCGGTCAAATAGTATATTTTCGTTCCATTCTGTGCCGTACATACTGCGTCCTTTGTCGCTTGCGTCCATTCCAATATGTACGTCTGTAAATACTAGCTTGTCAAATAGGCCTTTGTGCGTTCGTTTTTTTGTAGGTTCTACAAATAACTTCGGCGCGTCTTTAATTAGGGCCTGAAAGTCTATATTTTTAATGTCAAAGTCGTTACCAAAAGACGGATTTCTAAAGAATAAACTAGCGTCGTTTGTTTTTAACCATCCGTGCTTTACGTCTTTGTCGTCTAGTCCTAGTTCGTTAGCTTTGTTTTTAATGGCTCTATACTGCGCCACTACGTCAAATTCTTCGCGTGTTATTCTAGGTCTAAATTTACTCATAAAACGGTTTTAGAAAATTTAAGTAACCAGTTTGCAAGAAAGCCCATACCAAAACCAATTATAAAAAGCCACAAGTTAGCTTTTGTTTTCTTATTTCGTTCGGTTTTCCACTTAACGACCTCTACTTTTTCTAGCATTTTTATTGTGTCGCGCTTTAGCTTGTATTCTATTCGTGTTTCTAGTCGCGTTTTAGGCACAAAAGAACGCTTGTAACGCACTATTGTATCTTTTTGGTATATTACCCTTTCCCATGCAATAGAGTCTCTTAAAACGTACGGAATCGAGTCGACCGAAAGTATTGTAATTGTGTCTTCTACGGTGTCGCAGCGGTAACCTTTTTTCATTGCCTTAGTTACGTGGTAATTTGCCGAGCAGCTTGTCGCAAAAATCGCCAATATTAGCGACAAAATTATAAGGCTATAAGTTGAAAGTTTTTTCATTTTATAAGGTTTTAAGCTGAAATTTCGAAGTGCATCCAGTCGTAATTCTTGGCCCTACCTAAAGACAAGAATCCGTGTTTTTCGAAAATGTCTAGCATTTGTTTGTATTCGGGTCTAGCAAAGCGTGCCGTTTTACTGGTTTCCTTTAAGGTGTTACGTGCGGGGTCTAAATCTATGGCAATACCCCACGCGTGCTTTGACCATGACGTACCGCCTCGCATTTTGCGGTAATTGAAACAACCCCCGTAAAGGTCTATTCCTAGTTCTACTATACGTTCGTACCCATAGACGGCTAAAAGTTCGTTAAACACGCTTAAAAAGCGTTGTGCTACGTCTTTATGGCAACGCATCTTTGTTACTTTGGTGTCTGTGTCCCATGCAATACGCATAGGGTAAGGCAAATTAATAGTAGTTAAGTACGTTCCGCGTTCGTTTGGCGTTCCGTATTTTGCTAGGGCTTGTGCAGTTGTTAGCATAGATTAAGTGTTTTTCACCTGAATTAAATAAATAACCCCGACAACAGTATCATCGGGGGCGCAGTTTAATCGAGTTACTCACTCAATAACAAGCACTGCAAGCTACTTTAAGTCGTCTAGTTGTTCTTTGCTGCGTAGTACAAAGGTTTTAAATTTATCCCAAACATTGACACCAGTTACCGAAAAATAGCTTTCGTTTATGCTTTTCACCTCAGTAACTACGCAAAAGAAAGTAAACATTTTTGTTAACACTAGGTCAATAGCAATAAATTGGCCTAGAATATCGGCTACTACAAATTTTTCTAGTAGGAAAATAAACACAATAGCGCCAGAATATAGTAGGCTTTTGCTAATTGTATGGCTTAGGCGTCGCGATCTAATCGAAACCCAACCGCCCTTTTTAACGCTGCGCCAAATACCGAAACACGTGTCTAGAACTATCGAAAGTATAGCTACCAAAACAAGCGGGGTAACGGGTGCTAAAACCGACAACACGGCAAAGGCAAATATTTGTAGTTTAGTAGACATTAGAAAACCATTATAGCGTTATTATAACCGTTGTCATTGTAACGCTGGCCACAACGTCCAAAACACGTACCTACACAATCGCACGCGTCAATCATGGGGCGTAAGTCGGTGTCGCGGTTTTGTAAGCTAGTGAATAACGGAAACAAATTCTTGTTAGCTAGTAACCATCTAGACAAACGGGCTTCAAAGAAACTGGCTTTTTGTGCGTAGTGTTCCATAGAAAAGGCAACTTCGGCACGGCTTACACTATTTGAATAGTCGCCATTCTGTGTTTGAATACCTTTGTTTTTAAGTTGGTACGAAAGCCCGAACACGGCATCCTCTGCCGAGCGCCACGCTACCACGGGCTGAATAAACGATACTAGTTCTTCTTCGTCAGGGGTTAATGTTTGGTCGTTATAATTGGCTAGTAGGTAGTTATAAAATACTGAACCTAGAATGGGCTGTACTCTTAGGTCCGATTGTGTTTTAATGTACGGGGTTACGTCTGTAACGTCTACGTTCGCCGTTATTGGCGTGTTCGTCTTTAGGTAGTTTTCGGTTATGAAGTAAATCATTTTCTAAATGTTTGGGCGGGTTCTGGTTGTGCTACTACGTCGCCACCTTCAACGGGTGGTAAGCTTGCAAGCGCTCGAACTTCGTTAGGTGTCATTGTATCTAGGACTTTCGTAGCTACTAACGGCGACATTGCGTTAAGCGCGTCTTGAGTTTTACTAGCGTCGCCCTCTACTTCTACAATTGTTTCATTAATAATCTGGAAATTCTTAATAGAAAACGCTGCGCTAATACGTGACACGTTCAATAGTTCTTGGAAGATTTCGGTAACTTGTTCGCGCAATGGAATAACAACGTTTTTTTCAAAGATAACGTAGGCTTGTTTAATGTCAGCGCCACCACCTAGCGATCCAGTTGTACGCACGCCCATTAAGATAGGGTCGATTGTATGGGCAAAGCAAATTTGTTCTGTATTCAAAGCGCTAGCCTCTTGAAACAATTTGTCGTTTTGGTTTACTGGGATGCTTTCAATTTTTGGTAATTGGTCTTGGCTATTCGCAAAGAACGCCACGCCTTTACCAGCGTTTGCAGCGCCTTTCATTCGGTCAATAGTGTCGCGTAGTACCTTCTTTTCTTCTTCGCTTTGTGGGCGCTTAGGGAAAAGCATAGCAAAAGACGGAAAAATAGAGTTCTGAATGTTTGACTTTGCGAAATATGAAAGCTCACCCGAAAGGAAAGCGAAGTTTAACGCGCTAGAATACTGCGGTAATGGGTAGTAGTCTTGACCTATTGACGGCAATTCGTAGGCCCAAAGCTGACATTTGTCAGGGCAAAGCGGGTGAAATGGTTTGATTTCTTCTACGTCAATACGGCTGCTCCAATCCTCGCATAAATAGTAGCGGTCTTTTTTGTTATTGATCCTTACCTTTTCAGGGCTTACGTTTTCGATGCTTTTAACCTTACCTTTTTCGTCAAAGTACAACTTAAAGTAAACGCGGTGGTGCATTACTAATTGTTTTGTAACGGCTTTTACAGACTTTGAAAGGCGCATTTTCTTTTCCCAAGTGTAAAGCGCTAGCTTTTCGTCGGGTGTAAGCTTGTCCGTTTTTAGTTCATAACCCGCACCGATAGCAGCGTTAACTTTAAAGTCTACAATAGCACCGTGTAAGGGCGACATGTAGTAAAGTTGGTTTAACGTTTCGGGGAAAAGGTTGTCTTGCCCGAATGGCACGTAGCCCGCCACTTGATAGCGTCCGTTTACGTAAGGTAAAGTTAAGTTACCACCGCCAATTTTACCAAAAGGCGTACTAAAGGACTGATAGCCCTCTATTACTTCGGTTTTAGGTTGTTTGAATCTATCGAAAATTCCCATTGTTTAGTCGTATATGGAAGAAACGGCAACGCCAGCAACAACCATGCGGCCTTCTTCTATTAAATTTAATTCGTCTGTATTCGTGTTTTCGTCTACTATTATAGGCGTGTCACTTTCAAACACGCTATATTTGTATTGGCCTTTGATTAGTGTAACGTCTACGCCTTCTTCTAACGTGAAAAGGTTGTAACGTACTGGCCAATTGCTAGTGTCGTCACCAACCCAATAGATAGGCTCTACGGCGGTGTTATATTCACCCTCAAACACGAACAAATAGTAGGGGTTAACTAACGTCGTTACCTCGCTTAAAGTCAAAGCAAACGTGTTTATTTCCCCTTTGTCTATGTAAATCATAACTATATTAAAGTTCAAAAGCTTAACGTTCAAAAACACAAAACCCCCTATAAAGGGGGCTAGTGTATTCCGAATAAAAGGACCTAATTAAACGAGGCCAGCAACGATAGCTGGATCTACTGCGTAGGCCAATGTTTCGTTTTCCGCAACGAGTGTAAGTGAATATTTCGAACCATCTGCACGAACTGCGCCCGAACCTTCGCCGTATGCAGTAACTTGCAAGAATGGGAAATACCAATAGTTGCCGTTAGCGTCACCGACAACAGCGTTCAAGTATTGTTGGCCCGCTGCCAAAACTTTGATAGCGCGGCTTTTCTCTTGGTCGCGACGGTGAAACATTAAGTTAATTGTTTGAGTAACGTAAGACGAACCGTTGATTAAGTCGATAGTCCCGTCTTCGGTAAAGCTACCAGTATTACGTTTAAACTCTAAAGCTACGTAAGGGGCAGTTTTTGTAATTGCAGTAACTTCCCAGTTTGTACCAGTTTCGTCTGTCGTAATACCAGTAATGTTGTCTTGTTGGTTAATCAACAAGGTATAGATGCCACCTGAATTGTTCAAGCAGTCTTTTAGGATTTCTTCTAAAGTAGCACAAGCCATTTTTTCTAGTTTTTTGTAGTTATAAAAAAGGGCGGCGTATTATGGCCGCCCCGTATTAATTTAAATTGTAGTTAACGACTAGTCGAAACAAACGTTGTACATTACAATTTGTGAAGGGTTCGTGTAGTGGAAACCAGCTTTCAAGTTAGCACGTGTACGGATGTACGGCTCAGCAACTGAATCAGAAAGGTTAACCGCTTTCAATGCTTTAGCGTCGCCCTCTGCGTCAAATGCGTAGATAAGGTCTGTCTTAAGCGCAAGAACCATTGTGTTAACTGGCATACCAGATGCAAGAACAATTTTAATTCCTAAGAAAGTAGGTGCTAAAGGTGCAGTAACATAGGTTAAAGTATTTCCAGATGCAGCAGCAATTTGGTAGTTAACGAATACGTCGCTAGAAACGAACAAACGAAGGTCAGAACGTAAAGCTTGTACTGCCGCTGGTGCGTTTTGAAGTACAGTTGTCATGCGAGCAAGTACGTTTGAAGACGTGATAGCGTCAGTATAAAGACCGATTACTGCATTGTCAGCACAAAGTTTTTTAACATAACCGTCACACAAAGAAAGAACTGCGTCTTCGCTTTCTGTGTCACCTTGCCAACGGATTAATTCGAGGTCGTTACCGATACGCGCAGCCATTTCATTCCAGTAATAAGCCATGAAAGAAGGAACACTAAAGTCGCCGTTTGAACCTTGCGACATTTGCAAAGCCAAGAAAGACTGCTCGAGGTCAAATTGACAAATTTGGCTCATTGCTGAAAGCGCACACACGTCGATGTCTACTGCATCTAGGTTGTCCGTAGGTGCTGAAAAGTTACATGTAGAAGGTGCAAGTAAGTTACCAAAAGTAACGTTTGCAAGTTTCGTTGCTGACTTAATACCAGGCAATGTACGGTAGTTGTCCGCGATGTCTTCGGTTAAGTAAGCTTTAGAATAAAACTCGTCTGGGTTAGGACATAACAACGCGTTTGTGTCTACGTCCAAGTCAAATTTAAGATTTCTCATTTTGTTGGTTTTTATTTTGTTTTTATTTGTTTACTTGTTTGATGCACGAAAGGCTTTGAACTTGTCAAATACGCTAGACATTTTTGTGTCTTTAGCCATTTCGATTTCTTCTTCTTCGCGAATTACGCCCATTTCTTCAATTTGGTTTTTCAAGTCTGCAATCATTCCGATTACTGCGTTCACTTGTTCTTCGATGATAGGCATAACAACCGCTTTGATAGCTTCGGCGTCCGTAGCTGGATCAACTGCCATTTCAGTTTCAGTTACTTCTTCTTCTACTACTTCTTCTTCGGTTACGCTAGTGTCTTCCATAGCTACTTCTTCGGTAACTTCTTCGGTTACTTCAGCCATTTCTTCTTCGACTACTACGTCTTTAATTTCGGTTACTTCTCCGTCTTTTACTACGTAGATTTTTCCGTCGATTGTGTGTTCTCCGTCAGGG